AAAGCATTATCGAGGAAGTTGAAGAGTCTTCTGTTGATCCGGTAGCGGAAGAAACCTTTCACCAAGAAGAAGCTGAAACCATCGGACATATTGAACGAGCCGTGGAAGAGGAAGACGGACGAGATCCACAACCGAATGTGGGAACGATGGCAACGCAAACTTGGGAACAATGGATGAACGCCAGCGTCCGCAAACTCGCAGAGGAAATCGGCGTAGATATCGGTGAACCGCCAACACAGACAAGCTTTGCAAGTGCGAAGACTGATAAATTGTTCGAGCTGAAAGCTAGTTAGGGGGGCTAAAAAGTGGAAAAATCAAAGATTGAAGCAATGAACGATATGATGAAAATACAAGGCGCTGACGGTAATTGGAACTATGACCCATACATGCAAGGTTTGTATAACGGCATGGAAATGATGTTATCGATTGCCGAGGGAAGAGAACCAATATTCAGAGAAGCACCGCAAGAATGGCTATCTAACAGGATGGTCTACAACGAAAATCCGCCAGAAGCAGTAATCTCCGATGCGACCGAATCAGCACAAGGAGCGTAGCGACTGGAAGCCGACAATAATTAAACTAGCACTATGTATAGAGTGTGGGGATAAGCTTAATCTAGGTGATGAACCCGTTAAGCACCCCATACTCTGTAAACGATGTAGGGATGTGAAGAAATGAACGAGAGCGAAGAAAAGGTACTCGTCATAGAGCGGTGGACAAAGAACGCTAATGGAGAAGTCGAACGAAGCGTGTTCGTTAACGGTCAGCCAATAGACGAATACTTAGCAGAGCAAGAGGAAGACTGAGGGAAAGGAGAGAAGCGAATGGAAGCACTCACAAGCTATCATGACTTGTGCAAAGAGATCGAAGTGCTAGAACTCCGAGCCGAGGGATTGGAAGAAGAAGCGAAACTCATTCAACGTAAATTGAATCCTGCTCCAGTTGTGAAGCTCGTAGCGAGTTACAGCGGTATGCCAGGAGCAGGAATGTCCTATACGCCGCTCGATAAGCTTTGGAAACGCATGGCTGAACTCCAAACCGAACTACAGGACATATACGACATCCTCGAACTCAAATGCGAGTACAAAATGCGCATGGAGAAGCGAATGCACGAGCTTGAAGGATTGGAATACCGCGTCGCCTATCTCCGAGATGTGGAGCGAATGCCACTCGCACAGATTGCGAAGGAATTGAAATACTCCTACGAGTGGATACGGAAGATCAGCGCTAGAGTGAAGCGCATGAGAACATCGGCGTAATAAAAAACCCTCCTTAGTCGGAGGGTTTCTGTTTTGGATTCGGTTGTGTCTTATCGAGTATCCACGTCTTGCCGATTTTGACCGCCTTAACTTTTCCAGCGTTGCAGAGATTCTTGATATAGCCGGGAGCAAGGTTCCACCTTTCGGCAGCTTCCTCGACTCCCATGATTTGATTAAGTGGGTTCAAGTCTAATCCTCCTTGGTAATTGCGAAGTCAAGAATGTCCGACCCGACTCCGCTAATCCTTGTCATCCTAACTCGGTTAGCATGGAACAATTCTAACCGTTTCATTTCTTGCGCATCCAGCGTGTAAACCTTATCTACCATGTAAACCGAACCATCAGAGAAAGTAACCTCTTTGCCTGCTTGATACATTTTCAACACTCTCCTAATTTGTTATAGTGGAGAGGCGAGAGGACCGTCCAAAGTTTCTCGCCTCATAGGTCGTGCGCTTTAGCGTGCGACTCTTATATTTTTTAGGTGCTGTATTTCGATTTTGGCAAGATATTCAACGATTTCGCCAGCGAGTTGATCATCATATTTTTTCAACCTGTCCCAAGTCGCGCAATCCCTTGCTCTTAAACCTTCAGTAAACATCTCCCGAGCAATCTTCTTACAATCCATAGCTCATTCCTCCTTGGTTTTATGCGTTACCGCATCTCTTGATAAGAATATACCATGTGCGTTATCGCATGTCAACGGGTAAAATAAAAATATTTTTGCAGGGTACAAACAAGGAACATTATGGCTACACACTATCTTGTAAAACCATGCTATATTGGGATTAATAAAATATCGAATACCACGAAGAGAGCGCGCTTGCGCTCTTTTTGTTTTGCTTCGAGTCGACCGAATATGCTTAACCGCGAAGCGGTGGCAGCCGTAAGGAAGTGATATTAATGCCTTTATATGACCAAATACGTAAAATACTCTCCGATCATCTAGACGCAAGTATAGAACTCCAAGAAGCGGTTATAACCTGGTACATGACACATCCAGAGGAATACGCTCGGTTAGAACGTAGGTTTGCTGAGAGCGAGAACCAAGAAGAACAGAGGTGAGAGGGAATGAATGGCGATATTGAATCAGCACAAGAACTAGCAATGAAACCTGAAATGATCAAATGGCTCAAAGAAGAATTGAAGTTACCTGGCAATAAAGCGCCCGATCGTGCGAACGAGAAGACAGTGCGCCAGTTGTAGAACTCACAGGCGCAACGCGCCATCGAAACGACCGAACAACCCAATGAAGCGTAGCGGAATGGGGGCCGTATCCATGAATCCAAGCGGAGACGCTAAAACCTTCTACAAAACACATCCATCCAGAGAAGCGAGGGAAATCGCGGAACAGAAAGCAAAGGAAGCGAGAGAGCAGCTAAGGGAAAAGATTGGATTGCCCAACGTAAATAGGATCATGGCAAGCAAATCTGATGGCTCAGAGAGCCGGAGGTGATCGAGAATCTAATCGTCAATCAAAGGAGGTGAGCCGATTGAGCCTAAGACTTTGCGTAATATGCAAACGGGTATTCGAAGACGAATGCAAAATAGAATGTTGCGGTATGAGCGTTCGCTATTTCCATGACTATTCAAAACCTTACCCGATAGATGAGAACAGAACGGACTTAACGAAGAAGGAAAAACGGATCATCAGACAACGAAGATTGTCGTGGGAAAAGGAACAAAGAAGAATAGAAAGAGAGCAGCAACCAAAGAAGCCGAAACATAGGATCAAAGATAGTGTAAGGGAGCTAGTGCTAAAGAGGGACAAACACAGATGCACCAAATGCAAAAGTCGGGCAGATTTACATATACATCACGTAGTCCATCGCTCAAAAGGCGGAACTGACGATTTGAACAACCTTGTGACCTTATGCGATATATGTCATGCAGACGAACACAAAGGTGAGAAGATATACAAGAGAATGCGTAGAGGGATTGTGTAGGCGAATAAAACAATTTGATACAGAGTGTATAAAACGAGGTGAAAACGATGGAACAGCCAATAAATGAAACAACCACAAAGAAGCAAGAGAAACACTACGAACATATCCAAACCATAATGTGCTTCAAAGAATGCACCAAGAAAGCCAAGTGCATGGTAGCGAACGAACAAGGCGCATTTTACCCTGAAATTCGCATGAGAAAAGACGATACATTCTACATCGTGTGTGGCGACTATGAAGCGGTAGAGGAACCAGTAACGGAGTGAGGTGGTGGACATGGCAAAGAGAGGATCAACGATAAGCGAAGAACTCAAAGAGCAAATCAGAACCTTTCTAGCCGGCAACGGAAACGTGAGAGAAACCGCTCGCCAATTCGATGTGTCACCATCCACGGTTATGAAGGTCAGAGACGAACAACCGGACGTGTTCGAACAATTACGGACAGACAAAAAGCAGGAGTTTATCAACAACGCATGGGACTTAATCAACATCGGATTAGAGCAAATGAAAACTAAGATCCTCGAAGCATCCTACCGAGATATCGCCACGGGAACCGGCATTATAGCCGACAAAGTATTGCTAATGAGCGGTGAAGCCACAAGCCGAACCGATAACACGAATAAAAACACACATGAGCTTGGAGAATTGACGAGCGAGCAAGCCGAAGCGTTGATAGAAGCGTGGGTGAAGAAATGAGCAAAAATCATCGACCCATCAAAGAAACATATTTGCGATGTACGGAATGCGACAACATTCATCCAATCTATCGAATAGACGGACGGATGAAGTCAAAAGGACACCGCAAACATATTTACTGTTGGAAGTGCAAAAAGGGAACGCTCCACTTAGAAATCGGGAATGAATGGGAGTTGGTACAGATGGGTGAGACACATGACGGCAGCTTATGACTACTGGAACACACAATTAGCCAAAGCCACACCCGAGCGAAGGAAACTGCTGATTGCTAAACTCATTCTTCAGGTACAGGAAGAGAAGCAACGTCAAGCAGCTCTCAACGTAAAGAACGCCTACGAGTGGATCATGAACAGTGGATTTAAGAATGAGAACGGCATACCAATGGAGTTCACAGACCGTTCATTCATGATTGACCCGTTATGCGATGAATCAAGGTTACTTGCGGTTTTGAAATGTTCACAAGTGGGATTCTCCACCATGAGCATATTCAAAGCCGCTTTTCATAATATCAAACACTCTCACAACATCATCTACACATTACCAACCGACAGTGACGTTGAAGAGTTCAACAAAGCAAAGACGAACATGATTCTCGATAACAATCCTTCGATCAAGGCGCAGATGGTCGAGAACAGCCTACATACGAAATCATTCCGTACATTGGATGGTTCGAATGTGGGCTTTACGTTCTTCAAAGGCACGTACGGAAAATCAGCATCTATCATGCAGACCGCTGACATACTGATTAAAGACGAGTTTGACCGCTCAAATCAATCTGTATTGAATGCGTATAAGTCTCGTATCAAAGCGAGTTCTTATAAAGCGGAATGGGAGTTCAGTAACCCATCATTCGCTAACTTTGGGGTTGATATCTCATGGCAAATGTCCGATCAGAAGCACTATTTCTATTGGTGTCCCAAGTGCGAGCATCCTTCCTACATCACCTATGAGCCTGAAAGCTTCGACGGCGGCAACACTCACCACGTATGCAAGGAACGCGCTGAGTACGTATGTGGGTCGTGTAATGAGGTGCTAGACCGAAGGTTAGCCGATAAGGAATGGGTTCCAAAGTACACGGACAACAAATGGGGCATCTCGGGTTATTGGATTTCACAGCCAATGGCCCCGTGGATCACCGCGCATGAGTTAATGTTCGATGAAAAAACCATGCTGCCTGATGTATTTGCCAATTTTGATATCGGCAGACCATACGCGAGCAATAGTAACCAACTCGACCCATCCAACATCGTCAAAAACATCCAATACGACGATAACGGGTATGTTATGAAGAATCCTGGCAAATACCGCGTACTCGGAGTGGACGTTGGCGGCACAATTGATAAACCTCATTTCCATTGTGTCAAAGGGACAGAGGAAGGGATCGACCAAGTCATAAAGATTCAAGGCGAAGATCAGCTTCATAACTACATGAGGATGAATAACATTTCGATGTGTGTACTCGACAACGCGCCATATCCGGAAATCGCCGTAAGGCTCACTAAGGCGTTCCAAGGTAAAGTGTGGCGCTGTGTATTCGACTACAATTCAGACCGCAAGGAACCGTATTCAACAGACTATCAGACGCGTATCGTGAACGTACACCGAACTCGCATGTTTGACCGTGTAGTTGATGGTTACATTACCGGCGAACGCAAAGTGTACATTGATGCAATGGAACCAACGCTATCTAACATGAGCCCCGGCGCTGAATCGCTTTGTGTTCACTGGAAAGCTCAAAGGAAAGTCGGAACGAGTGGCGAGTCAAAGCAGCTCGATAGCGATAAGAAAGATTTGAAGTTCGATAGGCTTGGTCAAGCGGTTCCCATGTGGGTGAATGATCGCGCAGATCACTTTAGCTTGGCTGACGTATATTGTCAGGTAGCACAACTGATTCAAGTGAAGTTCTCGGAAGGGGTGATATAGTGGCAGAAAAGAAAGAAACAGACAAACTCAAGGCACGAAGGGACGCGGACTTAGAAACCTCTAAGAAGTTCATGGATCCGATTCACCAAAAGATGGACAAGTACTATGAAATGTACCGCAACCGATGGGATAACGAGGACGGATTCAAAATCAGCGACCTTTACGCTTATGTAGAGACAGTCGTGCCGATCCTGACCAATAACCGAGTACGGTCAACGGTTCACAGTGACTATCCCGACTATATCCAACACGCGCAGGGAATGACGGATATCCTTGACCATACCTACGATATCAACGATTGGGACTACGAGTCGCAAGAAGTCGCACGAATGGCTGAGATATACCGCTCTGCTCTTGCCTACACTGGCTTTGATGGCGACTACAAGAACGGTACAGGCAAGATTTGCATTAAAGGCATGAATATACGGTGGGCGTACCTAGACCCTGCACCGACGAAGTTCGATGAATCGAGCTTCTTTTTTTATGTCGAGCCGAAGCGCAAGAGCGAGGTGATCAAGTCTCACCCTGATAAGAAATCCGAGATACTAGCGAGCGTCGAGAGCCGAGATAAGCAGAGCGGTGACGGGAAAAACCGTAAATGGTGGCAGTCGTTCATCACTTCGGTGAAGTCTTATCTGAATTTCAACGACACAATGACAGGCTCACAACGATTGAACGTAGGGCAACCACTCGCGGAAATGAGCGAAGAGGACAAGCGTAAGAATTCCGTTGCTTATATCCACTATTGGTATCGGGACGATAACGACGAGTGGCGCGTGTCCTTCTGGGCAGACGATGTATTCCTAGAGGACAGAGAGAATCCATTCTGGCATAGTAAGCTCCCATTCGATATCTACAACCCAACGAAAGATATCCTCTCTTCGATGGGCATACCGATGGCTGAACATATCGAGAACCTAAACTTCGAGCGCAACATGCTCATGAATTACATCTTGAAGAATGCGAAGCTTCACGCTGACCCGCCGTTGTTGCAGAACACCGCAATGGGGAACATTGCGGATCCGAGAGCACTACGAGAACAGTACAGCCAAAACGGCGTGATTCAAATCAACAATCCCGATATGGTTCCGCTCAATGCGATTATAGAGAACCTACAACCGCCTACGATGGCTGGACACGTCCTTGACTTGCCTGACCGATTCGAGATGATGCAGGACCGCACAACGGGCGTGAATGACTCGTTTAGGGGATTGAGTGAAGCGACAAGCGGTAAAGAAGTTCAATTGAAACAAGAAGCTGCCTATACCCGAATCAAAACGAAAATAGACAACTTCGAGCGCTTCAACAAATCGATAGCGGAAAAGGTCATTGTCCTGGCGATGCAGCATTACAAGGACGTGCGGGCATTCCGAATTAAGGGCGACTATTCCAAGTATGAGTCGGTGATGGGACAAGAGGACGCACCGTTCCAAGTCGAACCCATTCAAAAGGGGACGAATCCAGAGACACAGGAACCTGTCTATGACCGCTCCGAGTTCTATATGTACGCTAACCCTCATGAGTGGACACAACAGCCACAGGAATCCGTTGAAGGCGTTGAGGGAGAGCCGACGGAAGAGGGTGTACAAGAAGCGTTCAAAATCATCCAATTCACCGTCGAGATCGAAGCCGGTTCTTCTCTGCCGACCTCACGTCTAGCACGAAGAGAAGAAGCGATTGAACTCTTCACTGCCCAAGCCATTGACCAAGAGTCCTTATTGGACGTGTACGACTGGCCAAAACGCGACGAGATTGTGAAACGCATGGGCGAAGCCGCAAGAGCGCAGCAAGAGGCGCAGGTGCAGATGGAGCAAATGAAAGCCGAACAACAGGCACAGCAGCAACAAATGCAGTTACAGAGCCAAATGCAAATGAAGCAGATGGAAATGGAATCCCACGCACAACAAACGCAAATGAACAACGAAGCGAAAGCGCAGCGGAATCAAGCAAGGCAAGCCGAACAGTTACCCGATATCGCGTCTAGTTTGGACAAACTCCGTCAGGCAGTACCCGAATTAGCGCAGTTATCGGATGAAGAACTGTTAGCTTATGTAAATCAGCTACCCATTGGGGCGTAAGAGGACTCTTGCGCCCTTAATTACATCGAACAACCCTAAAGGGACTCGATAGGAGGAAAATCTATGCTTAACGTAAGAAGGCCGCTATTTCAAGTCGAAGATACTGGCGATTGGGGCGCGTTAGCGCAATCATTGTTTAGTTCCGATGAAGTGCAACCCGAAGTGGACACGGAGGATGCAAGCTTGGATGCGGAAGAGACAGAAACCGTGGAGGATGAAGCGCAAGCGGACGAAACGGAAGGAGACGAATCATCCGATGATTCTGAACAGCCTGCATTCAGCGATGAAACCGAGATTGAATTAGGCGAAGGGCGCCAGCCTGTCAAACTCGCGGAGTTGAAAGCCGGTTATCTGAGACAGTCTGATTACACCAAAAAGACGCAAATGCTCTCAGAAGAACGCAAGACCTTTGAAGCAGAGCGTGAACAATGGGCACCAGTGAAGAGCATGAGTGATTTTCTGCAAGCGAATCCGTATTTGAGTGAACAAATCCAGTATTTCATACGGGAATTCACCAATACGGGCAATATTCCGCTTGAAGAAGCGCTCCAAGACGCTCAATACGGGCAATACATCAACACACTGCTGTCGGAGAATCACAAGCTTTCCGCTAGGCTCCAAGAAGTCGAGGGTAAATACGGCGAATTGGAGTTTACCGGCACGATGAAAGACCTGAAAAGCGAGCTAAAAGCCGAATACGGTGACTTGGCGACAGAAGAGTATCTCAACACTCTCCAAGAACGAGCAAAGGCTGAGAAGTTGCCTCTAAACGTTCTGAAAGAGATTGCGGACGCTCACTTGACCAAGAAAAAGCTCGAACAAACCACGCAACAAAGCAAGAAAGTAGCGGCGAAAACTATTCAACACTTACAGGAGACGAAGAGTTCATTACCACCGCAGCCGAGTTCGAAGGGGCCTGTACCGAAAGTATCTGTAGATACCTCGGGTATGTCCTATGCCGAACTCGCACGTATGCGAATGGGTGTATAACACCGACAGGTGATGATTCCAGAGTCTTCGAGACAATGAAGGAGGAGCCAAACACATGGCAAACAATTTGGACAAGGTAATTGCAAGTATTAAGGACGAAATCCCTAAAAAGGTCTATAACAGCATCGCAAAGTCTTCCCCGACCATGGCGATGTTCATGCGGAAGAAGAAAGTGTGGGACAGCGGCGGCGACACGATCAAGCCGCACATCAAGTACAAAGAAGCGGAGAATGTCGGTTCCTACCGCGGCTATGACACGATGGATATCACGCCGCAGAACACGCGCACGGACGCGGAATTCCGCTTGAAGCAGTATTATGCTTCTGTGGTATTCAACGGCTACGAGAAAGCCATTTCCAGCGGCGACAATGCGGTGTTTAACCTCGTGGACATCGCCATGAAGGACGCAGAAGAAGCGCTGAAGAACAAATTCGCTACCGACCTGTTCGGTGACGGCACAGGAAACGGAAGTAAAGCCATTCTTGGTCTGGATGCGGCTGTAGACGACGGCACCAACGTATCCACTTACGGCGGTATCGATCGTTCTACCTACACATGGTGGAAATCGCAG